TGACAGTAAAGGAATGCAAGTTGCAATTCCCAGAAGCGTTTCAAGACGCTAACGGGCGGCCGGACAAGCGCATCGATGAGAACATGGAGCGCATTATGACTCACATGATCAACGAAGGCGAGCAGCCGTTAGATGCGAAGCTGAAAGCGCTATGCATTGCAAAGTCGCCGGATCATTTTCAGCAAGTAGCACATGCTGGAGCTTGGCCGAAGCTGTTGTACCATGCAAGCGGCGCAATGAAGTCTGTCGAAGATGAAGAAGAGTACGCTGACACGATGCGGCAAAAGGGCTGGTCGGCAGAGCCGTTGCCGAAGCACATCGAAAAGTTGCAGCGTGGCGTAACGCCGCGCGACGAGAACATCAAGCGGCTTCAGCGTGAGCTTGATGCGGAAGTCAAGCAGAAAGAAGCAGAACGGCAAGCAGAAACAGCGGCGGCATAAGCAATGCCAGGCCCCGTACTGCCTCCGAATGCCCAGACGCCAGGATCGTATCTTAATCCTGGCGGTACTGGCTCGTTCAAGCTGCTCGATCTCTGCAAGATGGCGATGGTTAAGATTGGAGCTATCGACCCGGCAGAGAACCCGAGTGGGCAGGAAGCTGCTGATGTTCAAGGCCAAGCAAACATTCTGATTGATTCATGGAACGCAGCGCGAGCTTATATCTGGGCAAATAAATTCTTCACTGGTCTTATAACGCCAAACCTTCAGCCGCATCAAATCGGCCCAACTGGCACTGCCGGGTTTAATCAGGCAGCTGGGATTCTGCAACGCCCGGTCAAGATTCTTCGTGCAAGTATTCTACTGAATGCTCTTGGCGCGTCTCCGTGGATTGGGCAGACGACAGTCCGACTGAAAGTATTGGTCCATCAAGACAAAGGCTCATGGTGGGCAGCGAAAGCTGCTCCTGGAGTGGCGAGCGTAACGCCAACAGATATGTATTACGAAGAAGATTGGCCGAACGGGTCGATCTTTCTTTGGGTTGTCCCGACAGTTGCTTACCCGCTTGAGCTGCTGCTGCAAACGCTGATTTCGCAATACCAACTAGCCGATACGGTGACGCTCCCGCAAGGCGGGACAATGGCTTTCGTGTACTCGCTTGCAGAGATGATTGCTCCTGATTTTGACTTGCCGTGGACTGCGGGGCTTGAGCAGCTGAAGCGGGCAGCGTTGCGGCGCTTTACGAATTTGAACATTACATCTCCGCAAATGGGCACTCGCGATGCTGGTATACCAGGTGGCAAGGGAACCGGAAAGCGCAGCGATTACAACTATATTTCGAAGCAGGTGAATGACTGATGAAAAAACTATTATTGGCTTTGCTTTTACTTCTTCTGCCTGTAATCGTGCTTGCGCAGCAGGGGCAAACTTCTGCCATCTCTTCGAACCCGCTTGGCGGCAGCTTATCAGCATCTTCAGCTACTTGCGCTGTTGCGAATGCTTGCGCATGGATGAAGCTTCCGCCTAATGCAGGCACTGTTGCCGTTACGCTATCGGGGACATTCTCAGCAACGTTTATAGTCGAGCAATCTTCTGACGGTGGCTCGACGTTCACAGCCGTTGCTACGTACACGACTGCACAGACGGCGGTCCAGTTTGCAGTTGGCGGCATGTCTGATTTTCGCGTTCGCTGTTCTAGTTTCAGCAGTGGCGCTGGCCAAGTAATGATTCAAGCCAGTCTAGCGTCTGGCGGTGCAACGGCAACAGTCACGCCAGTAAATACTCCAGGCACGACAGATCCTTGTGCAAATTCTAGCGTGCCGAAATTATCTGCATTCGTTAATATTACAACGGCAACGACCACGGCAATTGTAGCAGTTTCGGGGAATACGGCAGTATATGTCTGTGGCTTCATGTCTGATATTGCTTCAACGACCACAGCGAGCACTTTAATTCTTGAGCAGGGTACTGGCGCAGCTTGCGCCGGATCTCCGGTTTCGCTGACGCACACAATGACTAACGGCACACTAGCCGATACTTTCAAGTCTTATGGAGGTGGCGGCCAGACTATTTTCAAGACTGCTGCTGCCAATGGGCTTTGCGCTGTCACTACAGTCGGTAGCACGCCTACTACTGGCGTGACGGTAACATACGTTCAACAGTGAGGATGAATGTCTCGTTTCGGATTCTGTTCCGGTACTTACACAGCGCAATCGGTCAACGCCGATGCGCAGGAGTGTATGAATCTCGTGCCAGAAGCAGACGAAAGCCAGATGGGCGTCTCCGCAATGACGCTTTATTCGACGCCGGGGCTTGCTCTATTCAACGACGTTGGCGGAAATCAGTCGCGCGGAAATTTTACCATTACTACCGGCCCCGCTGCCGGACGAACGTTCAAAGTCGTTGACGGGACGCTATACGAAGAGTTCACCGATGGAATATTCAACCCGATTGGGGCTATCGCTAACGACGGTAAGCTAGTTGGCTTCGCAGCTTGCCCGCAACAGTTGGCTATTATTAGCGCTGGGCTGCTTTACTCTTATCAGCTTGCAACGCAAACCGTTCCTCCTATTATTGCCGGGACTCTCAGCGGCCCCATTGCTGGGCCTTGGGGGGCTTCAGCAGTAACGGAAATAATGTATATCGATGGGTTTTTCTTCCTGCTCGTCTCTTCTTCGCAGACAATTTACGCTTCGAATGCGTTCGATGCGACGACATGGCCACCGCTACAAATCAAGATCATCAATACATTCGCCGACAATGTGATTGGCATGCAGGCCGACCATCGCTTTTTGTGGATTTTCGGGGCGAAAGAAACTGAAGTAGATTACGACGCTGGCTCTTTCCCGTTCCCGCTGCAAGCTATGCCATCTGGCTTCATTGAGCAGGGCATTGCGGCCCCGAATGCCACTGTGCAACTCGATAATGCGATTTTCCTTATTGGCGCTCGCAACGATCTTGGGCAGGCTATCGCTTATCGAACTGAGGGGTTTTCGTTCAAGCGTATTTCTACTCACGCCGTTGAGACGGCCTGGCAACAGTATCCGCAGATTGCTGATGCGATAGCCTTTCCGTATCAGGAAAATGGCCACTCTTTCTGGGTCATTACATTTCCTTCCGGGCAAGCTACTTGGGTGTACGATACTTCTACGAGTTTTTGGCATAAGCGCGGAGCGTTCAATCCGGCGCTTGGCATATTCGCTCCAATCCTGCCAATCTGCCATACGTTTAATTTCGGGAAGCATCTCGTTGGCGATCGTCAAAGCGGGAAGACTTATCAAATGTCTTCGCCGGTTCGTGCCGGCGGTGGTTGGAATTTCGTTACCGATAACGGGGCATTGATTCATCGCTTGCGCCGAGCGCCACATATAAATGTCGAGCATCAATGGCAGCGTTACAGTTCGCTGGAGATTTATTTGGAGACAGGGCTTGGGCCGACGCCGCCACTGCTTGATGGTGCTGGCAACCCGAGAGCGCCACAGTTGACGCTGCGCTGTTCGCGTGACGGTGGGCATACGTGGGGAAATTCACGCGATACGAGTTGCGGGCAAGCCGGAGAGTTTTTGCAACGCGCTACGTTCCGGCGGCTGGGGCGTGCTCGTGACATGGTGTTTGAAGTTTCTTGCAGTGACCCCGTACCGTGGCGCTTTATCGATGCATACGTGAACCCGAAGACACAGCCATCGCCACGCAAGCGCTTGACGCATCAATATGCGGAGGTCGCATGAGCACGCCTGGATTTGTTCCGCAATCCCCGTTTCGCGCACCGACAGAGACTCCCCTGGTCGAGAAAAACGGGCAGATGACTTTCGGTTGGGTGCAGTGGATACAGATTGCAGCACAGCAAATAAAGACGCCAGCGAACCAGACGATACCTTCAGCGCATTCAACGCCTGGTCAGCATGGGCAGCTGGCAGTCAGTGGTGGTTTTCTGTACGTATACGATGGGACGGTGAGTAAGTGGATAAAGTTCGCACCAGTAGCGTTCTAGAGAACGAACGGTTAGTTGACCCGTTCGACGCTGCTATCGTTAATAATGCTGACACGCTGCGTGCTAAGGTTCTTGCACTTGAAGATGCAATGCGCAAAGAGCCAGACCAGCTTCACATTGAGCCAGTTCATTATATTGCGCATGGGCTTTATGCTCGTGAAATAACAATCCCCAAAGGCTGCACGCTTACTGGGAAGATTCATCTTTTTGAGCATATCAACATTATTTCTAAGGGTGAAATTTCCGTATTGACCGAGCATGGCGTTAAGCGGATCAAGGCTCCGGCAACAATTATCTCTCAGCCCGGCATCAAGCGCGTCGGCTATGCGCATGAAGAAACCGTGTGGACGACGATTCACGCCTGCAACGTGAAAGATGGCGATGAAGCTGAAAAACTTTTAGTAGTTGACACGTTTGAAGAGTTCGAGAAGGCAATCGAGGACAAATGTCATTTATTGCCGTAGCAATTGGTGGCGGAGCGCTAATCGGGGCTATCGGCTCTGGCATTGCTGGAAGTAAGCAAGCCGGAGCTGCAAAGAATGCTGCTCAGTTGCAATACCAGGAGCAGCAGCAAGCGCTGGACTTTCAAAAGCAACAGTGGCAAACGCAGCAAGGCAATATGGCCCCGTGGCTCAAAGCTGGACAAGGGGCGGTCGGTACGCTTTCCGGCTTAGAAGGGCAAGCGCTGCAAGGGCAAGGCCCGCTCGCCCCGTGGACAGGGCAATTTCAAGCGCCTTCGATTCAGCAAGCAGAACAAGAGCCTGGCTATAAGTTCGCTTTGCAGCAAGGCACGAATGCACTAACGAACTCAGCAGCTGCGAGCGGAAATCTTCTGACTGGCAATACAGGCGAAGCTCTACAGCAATACGGGCAGAATCTTGGCCAAGAGAACTATCAGAATGTTTACAACCGAGCAATGCAGCAGTACCAGCTTGGCTATAATCAGTACCAGCAGAATCAATCGAATCTTTTCAACCGCTACGCTTCTCTGGCTGGGCTTGGACAGACCGCCGCCGGGCAGCTGGGCAGTGAAGGGCAAGCAGCTGCTGGTAACGTTGCGAACATCTCGCTAACTGGTGGTGCTCAGATTGGCCAGCAACTTAACAACGCTGCGGCAGCGCAAGCTAGCGGCTACGTTGGGGCTGGGAATGCTATTGGCAGCGGATTGAATAATCTTGGGCAGTACGCGCAACTGCAACAAATTCTGAATGCTGGCGGCGGTGGGGGCGGCGGTGGAACTTTAAGCAATAGCGGGTTGCCGATTGATCCGGCGACCGGGATGCCGGTGGAATAAAATGGCCACTATACCACTCGTTGCCTTAGACTCACGCGCAGCCCAAGAGCAAGAAGGGCCGCTTGCTGCTTACTTGAAGATGCAACAGATCAAGAATGCGCAACTTGGGCAGCAGACAGCGCAGCTTCAGCAAACTGCACTAGGCCAGGAGAATCAGCAGCGAGAGCTTGCGCTTCAAGATCAGCATACATTGCGCAGCCTTGCGCCCAATCACGTTGTTAAAGACACTGATGGAAATGTAAAGGGCTACGACATGCCAAGCCTTCTGCAAGAAGCAGCTGGTAAAGGCGTAAACCCACAGACGCTGACTCAGATGGGTAATCAATATGCAGAGTCGGTGAAAAATCTTGCTTCTGCTAATGAAGCAGTTCGCACGAACGAGCAAGCGAAAAATAAGGCAATGTACGAAACTCTGGAATCATTGCGCAGCATAAAAGATCCGGCGCAGCGCAGCGTTGCGCTTCAAGCAGCTTTGCCAAGCCTTCAAAAGCAAGGAGTTGATGTTTCAAAGATTGGCCCGAACGAGCCACTTGACGATAAGTCGCTCGACGTGCATGAAGCAGCGCTTGGCGTACATGCGCAGATTCTTGCAGATGCGAAGACAGCAGCGGAAACAGCAAGGGCTACACAAGAAACAGCCACTTCGAAAGCAACGCAAGCACATACAGAAATGGAAACAGCGCAGGGCGGACCGCCAGCAACGCGGGAGCTGAATTCATACCTTGCAGCGCATCCAGGTCAAACGGCAGCTGATTACGAAGAGCACATGAAGAAGATAGTACCGGCTTTCCAGTTCGGCTTGTTGAACAATACCGGGGCTGGTCAGCCTGCTGCTGTCGTAGCAAAACAATTCGGCATGACGCCGGTTGCTTTTGACCAGGCAGCTGAAAAGTATTGGACTAGTGGCGTCCTTCCGCCTGCTGGGCGTGGCGGACCTGCACTTGCAATGAATAAAGCGCTAATGAATCGCGCAGCAGAGCTTCACCCTGAAGGCTCGCTCGCAGCAAACTCTGCTGAGTATAAGGCGAATGCCGGCTCACTGACGAAACTGCAAGCAAATCTCGATCAAGTTAGCGCGTTTGAAAATACAGCGATCAAGAACTTGGATATGTTCACTGGGCTTGCGAAGAAGGCAATAGATACTGGAATCCCGATTGTCAACGCCCCGCTGCGCACTGCTGCTGGCTTGCTCGGCTCCAAGGATCAAGCGTCGTTTGAAGCTGCTCGGCAAGTTGCGGTCAACGAAATTGCGAAA